GGTGCTCACACCAATGATTATAAGTTCATGGACGGAAGAATCCGTGAAATGTTTACGGTCGGCGGAACTGGTGTACATCTACACAAGTACATTGGCACTAAAGACCAAGGCGACAAAGGTGATGCAACACAGCCACAATACCTAAACCAAAGCGAACAGAATATTCAAGATTTACTTTGGGTAGAAAATAGAGATCGCAAGTATGACGACTCTGTATACGAACTACGTGGGCATTACACTCGCGGTGACAGTGATTTTGACCTAACACAGTTTGGCATATTTCTAAGTTCTGGCACTATCATTATGACATTTCATTTAAATGATATGGTTAAAACTATGGGCAGACGTATCGTATCTGGTGATGTTATCGAACTTCCTCACTTAAAAGATTTTCATAGTTTAGATGAAGATGTTCCTGCCGCACTAAAACGCTATTATGTTGCAGGAGATGCAAGTTTTGCTAGTGAAGGTTTTAGTCCAAGTTGGTGGCCTCATTTATGGCGTGTTAAATTTGAACCATTAGTTGACGCACAAGAATACAAAGACATCATTGACAAAATTACTATTAGTGAAGACAGTAGTACAACTATTGCACAGGTTCTAAGTACCTATGACAAAACTATCGCTATTAATGATGCTGTAATTGCTCAAGCAGAAGCAGAAGTGCCTAAGAGTGGTTATGATGTTGAACACTTGTTTGAGCTTAAAGAGTTGGAAATACAACCAGAAGATGAACCAAGTGCAGATGATACACAATTTTCCGCTGACGATGAAAATATTAGTGCGTCTAATAATGACGCAGAATCACAAAACGAAGATATCAGACTAACTGGTTACTTAACCGGTGATGTGTTTGGTAACAATATTGGAAGTGGTATTGCGTTCCCGAGCGGGCCAGCAGTAAATGACCTATTCTTAAGAATAGATTTCTTACCTAATAGATTGTTTAAATACGATGGTACAAGATGGGTTAAACAAGTGGACAAACAACGAACAGGACTTACACCTAATACAGACAGTAACACTACACAACGTAGTAACTTTAGACGTGATAATAGTACATATATTGATCCAGAAGACTCTACTAATACACTACCTACAAGACAGAGTCTAAGCAAAGCATTTACTCCTAAGGCTGATAATAATGGCTGATACATTACATCAAAACTTTTTCTATGACGGACAGATCCGTAGATTTGTTCAGCAGTTCATTCGTATGGTCAGTAACTTTTATGTAGAATTTGGCAGTGAAAACGCTACTGGTCCTACAGCAATACAGCGTGTTCCTGTTATGTATGGTGATCCTAGTAGACAAGCCGCACAAATTATTCGCAACAACAGCGAGAACAGTTTAACATCTGTTCCCGCAATGAGTGTGTATATCTTAGATTTACAATATGATCGACGTCGAATGCAAGAACCTTATCATGTAAGCAAAATGAATTTGCGTTCACATAGACTAGATCACGAAACAGGTACATATGATGAATCAAAATTTGATAGTTTCACAGTAGAACGTCATATGCCTGTGCCATATTTACTAACACTTAGTCTAGACATATGGACTAGCAGTACAGAACAAAAACTTCAAATAATCGAACAAATTGCTACACTGTTTAATCCTAGTTTAGAAATACAAAGTACTGACAACTATATTGATTGGACCAGCCTAAGCACAGTTCTATTAACTTCAACACGTTGGGATAGCAGAACAGTTCCTGTTGGTGGCAATAATGATATTAGTGTTAGCACTTTGAGTTTTGAATTACCTATTTGGATCAGCCCGCCAGCTCATATCAAACGTTTAGGTGTTATTCAAAAAGCTATTGCAAGTGTATATGATGCCGAAGGAAACCTATCACCAGATATTATCGACGACACAACATATCTGTCAAGACGCATTGTTGAGCCATATGGTTATAGCATTATCTACTCAGGAAATACTCTTACGCTTGTTCGTAACGAAGCGGTTGCAGAAGAAAACGGCGAACTAGTACTAGGTGATGACCTTAAAAACAAAATGAATTGGCAATCATTGTTAGATCATTATGGTGAGCTTAATCCAGGAGTTTCCGAGATTCGTTTGACCAACATCGGACGCACTTATGAATCAACGCTATATGTTAGTTATAATCCACAAGACGTTACTCAGTTATTAATAACAGCTAAAGACGTTGACACTTTTCCTGGAAATACTATCGAAGGTGGTATTGATGGTATAATCGATCCTTACAATGAAAATATTATTAATCTAATGTATGATGAAAATGATACTTATGCACCCGGGCAAAATAGACCTGCTGCCAGGCAAGGATTGCCTGTACGTTATCTTACACTAGGTCGCATCGGTAGTGCAAATAATGCCGAAAGTGCAGACGTTTGGGGTGGTGGACAAAACCGCAACTTTATTGCAGGAGCTAACGATATTATTGAATACACTCCAGGAGATGGACGCTGGCGTGTTATATTCGATGCCAGTACAGAAAATGACGCAGAGTATGTTACAAACTTAAATACAAACATACAATATAAGTGGCATGAAAAAACATGGACAAAAAGCGTAGAAGGTCTGTATCGAGAAGGCGAGTGGCGAATAGTAATCTAGTAGCAACAGGATGTGTTATCTACGCTATTGATACCAAACGCTATCTGTTTTTACTTCGTAGTGATGAGGGCAAGTACGGTAATACTTGGGGTATTGCCGGCGGCAAAGTTGAAAATCAAGAAAGCACAGTCACAGGGCTTCAGAGAGAAATCGTTGAAGAGATCGGTAATATTGATATCAAGAAGATTGTGCCTTTAGAAACTTTTATCAGCGACAACAAAAAGTTTACCTTTTACACATATCTAGTTACAGTAGAGCAAGAGTTCCTTCCAACGCTCAACGAAGAACACGACGGCTATTGCTGGGTATACTTACACAAATACCCCCGTCCATTACATCCGGGGGTATCGCGTAGTTTTAAGTTTGATCGTATAGTTGAGAAACTAGAAACTGTTCAGAAGTTATCCGATGTCAGCTTCCTTAATGAAGTCCCAAACACTGATGTGACGAAGATTGCTTAGTGATTCCCATTCTTTTGGAAATTCTCCATCTTCCTCTTCAGTAATATAAACAAAGTCTGTATCTGGATAAGTTTCAAATACTATTTGAGCACTCTTAATCCAAAATGGTCGTTCTTTAGAATTTGTTTCCATGCCTAGTAAGAACACTTTACTGTGTCCATCAAATGCGGCTAGGTATGCGGCAATAGCACCTGAGTTCCATGGCGGATCTTGTGGTGTTAAATACAATTTGCCTGGATATTTTAATACCATATCTGCATTGCTATAAACAATGTGTGTTTTGCAATATCCACTATCAACAATAGGTTTAACATTTTCATTACTAATAGCTACTAGAAAATCACATTCAATATTACGCCATGTTTCATTAGTACCATAAGTTTGTAGTTTGTTACTTGCTAGAAGGCCACCTCTATGTTTTGCAATCTTGTCTAATAGCTTACCATTTTTAAAGTTTGCACTATCGCCATTGCCAATCACAACTGCTTGAGTTGTAAGGTAGTTATTAAACACATTGTTCGCAACGTATTCTGTTGATCGTTCTGTTGTTCCGCCGGTGAATTCTAATCGAGTGATAACGTCTTCACCTTCGTATGTAGCGCGGAATTTTTGTGCAATTTTATACATTCTAAGCAAGCTCCTTATAGGTTATATAATGTATTTATCAGTATCCGTTAAGTAATGTATGTAGCGAAAACTTTTACACTGTTGCCCGTAGCACCGCCTGTGTAAAGTAATCTAACATTTCCTGAGCTAATATCTGTTGTTAGATCGCCTAAAGATGTGTTAGTGGATACTTCGCCGTAGACTGTTATAGTTGCTGTAGTTCCGTTGTGTACAACTAGTGCTTCGACGATGTCAAAATCTGTGCCGTTAGCTACTGTGACCATATACTTTGCGCCTCTGTAGGTTGATGCGCTGAATGTATCAACAGAGGTAGCACTTGTACCAACTGAGGTTGCTGTTGGGTCAGTGTTTATGTTTCCGCTAGCAGTTAAGTTACCACTTACTATTAGATCGTTTGTGATTGTAACATCTTGATTTGTTGCGTCAACAGTAATAGCTGTACCGTTT